GATTCAAGCGAATTAAGGTTTTGTATTCAACAAGCACAAACAATCTTTATCCAAGAAACACTTGGAACAAATCTTTATGAATATATTTTGGAAGCAGTCCAAAATGGTGATATTGATACACTACCTTATATTAGATATAAGGAATTATTAAACAACTTTATTCAACCAACTCTAATATCGTATTCTTACTATTTAGGTTTGGATAATTTTTTCGTCAAGTTTGTTAATGTTGGATTACAAAGTTTTTCAACAGAACAATCAAATCCAATTGGGATTAAAGAATTAACCTACTTAAAGAATAACGCAAGGGATAATGCACAATTTAACGACAACTTATTAAGGAGACATTTGGTATTCAATAACCAGTGGTATCCACAATATACTTTGATTGTTAATAACGGACAACTTATTCCCGAGTTTGGTGGAGCGTTCAAATCATCAATTACATTACCAGCAGGTAGAAATATAAATGGAAACTTTGGTATTCGTGGTGGATACGGAGGACTATTTAATTGTTCTATACCCTGGTGGTATTCTGGTAATAATTCAAGGTAATAAAATAAACCCCCAAGATGAATAAAACTTGGGGGATTTTTTTTATATGGATAAACTAATTACTTAGTTTCTTTATTTAAGTTTGATAAAGCAATTTCCGTTAAACGCATATCCTTTATCAAATATTGTGGGGTTTGATATCCATTTGAATTAAAAGTCAGTTCTTTAATTCTTAATTTATTTAACTTTTCTGTGAAATAAATTATTTGTTGTTCTTTATTTTCCATACATATAAATATGTTATAAATCTCCACGATGTGCTCGCATCAACGCTTCCATCTGTTGGTTCTGTTCTGTAATTTCTTTTGATGGTTTTAACTCTGGATGTTGATTCATCAAAATCATACAAGACCTCCTAATAGTTTCAGCATTAGCAAGTTTCTTTTGTGAATAAGCGATAACAAACTCTTCAATGGTTGTAATGTTTTCTGCTCTACATTGTTCTAACCAAATGTGTGCTTGTAAATACCTTTTGTTTTGTCTTAGCAAGGGAATTGCCCTTAGTTTCTGTAATACAATATCTTTCATTTTCATATCCCAATAATTTAATTTTTTTCTAAGTGTTGTTGGATTGTATCCAATCTTTTACCAATCTCTGCGGTGTATCCATTTTCAACGTAATCAACAATTACATTTGTAATACCCACCAATTCTTTTAGGGTTAAACATTTCCCGCAGGAAATGGACCACTCATTTACAAGTTTCAATGAACTTTGTGTTGCGATTTGTCTTTCTTTATTCTGTGCCATAATTAAAATGTGTAATAAGTTGAAAAGTTTTGATTATCAATTTCAATGTTGTCTAAGTAATGTTGATTGTGAGCATTAGCAACCGCTCTGTAATGTAATGGTTCATCAAAGTAAGCATCTAATGCTTCGTTGAACTCTACACTATCAACATCATAATCACCTTCATAACCATATTGTTTTAGTTCGTTTAATAAATCTTCAACACTATCAAAATCCCTTGTAATGTCGTAGTCGGCTTTCACCTTGATTGTTTTTGTTATTTGTATCATATCTTTTTTATTATCTGTCCCCTAACATTTCTTCATACGCTGCTCTTTCAGCGTCTAATTGTTTTTCTCTATACTCTTGGTATAGGTAATCTTCATCACTTTCGTTGTGTGTAAAAAAGTGAGATAGGAATTCGTTTAATTCCATTTCTTCGTATAATCTTTTTGTCTGTCCCATTGTCTTACAAATATACTAAATCTTTTCCGTATTATCAAATTCGTCAATAACTAATACCAACTTATCCATAATTTTTTTGTATCCAATCATTTCGGGATATTGGGCTGTGATGTCCATACATGCGTTGTAAAGGACTTTAACATCTTGTAGGTATAAAGTCATATCCACAAGTGTGTAATCGGTTTGGGGGTCAAGTTTTCTATATTCCATCTTATTTGTTTTTTTAAGAGCCAATTATCCAATATTCACAATTCCCATAATACATATTTGTATCAACATCTTCAACCACATAGTCAGTATAATCGTGACAAGGACTATCAACCTTGTTTTTTCGTAATACCTGCTGAAGGTGTTGGGTTCTTTCTTCGTTGGTAGTAAATGTTTTCTTTGTCTTAAAAGAAAAGTTTGTCGGGTAGTCAATGAATATTGTTTTCATCTTATTTGTTTTTTTGATATTCCAACACTTTCTTAAAGTATTCCATCATAGCCTTTTCGTCACCCTTAAATTGTTTAAGAGCCTCTTGGTAGAATTGTTCGGTTTGTTTATCCATCTTGTCTTTCATAGTGATACAAAGTTATGCTATTTTTCTTACATTACAAAATCATCATTGAGATTTTTTCCTTTTTTAAGTAGTTCAATAACCACTTCAAGTTTTTCAATATCATCCCAATAAGCACAACCTTGATGTTCTATGTTTCCAACAGTCATTTCAATCCTTTCACGGATTGAGTAGTATTTCTTGGCGAAAATTCTGTTTGCTTGTTCTTGGGTGATTACCCCTTCATTTACCAGTTGTTCCATTGTGTTCTTTTCCATCTTGTTTAGTTTTTATAGTTGTTTAGTGTGATACAAAGTTATGGTATTTTTCTTGTTATACAAAATTATTTTACAAATATTTTAGACATAGAGTTCTTCAATACTTTAAGCATTTCACCAATACCTTTGATATTACCAGTTTGGACATAGACATCAAAGTTGTTGATGGTGTCGGTAGTAAAACCATTTTTCATAGTAATAAATTCAGTGTCTTTAGTGTTTGAATATACCGAATCAAACCAGTCATACATCATATCAGACAATTTGATATATTGAACCAATACCGGGTATTTATCCAATTGTTTCATAGATTGTTGAAAAGAACCAGTCAATTTGATTTTACCAGCAACATCTACAGATTTCAACAAGTTTTGTTTTGGGGTTAGTTTCATAGTCTCCATACAACAAAGATACATCAAACATTTTAAACCACCAAACTATTTCCCAAGTTTCTTATTAATAAATGAATTATGAATTTCCTTAAAGAATTGGTAATCCAACTTAGCGGGGAATATATCATCCAATACAACACAATTCTTATTTAAGACACTTTCACAACAATGTAGTAGAATATATCCAACACCATCAGAATAGTTAATCTCAATCATTTCTGTGGTGAATTCATATCCATATATGGTTGTATGTGTTTTCATTTCTTTCTTCTAATTTCTTTGTTATACCAATTGTAATAATCTGTTGTTCCACATTGTGGTGGATTAAGATGTGGATATTTGGTTCTCCTTGTTCTTTTAATTGGTATTGTTAAATCAACACCACTCTTTTCAAATACTTTTTCAATGAATTGTTCGTTAATTGTTTTATCACCATCAGTATCATATCCAATTTGTTTAAACAGAATATCCAACAACTCCTTTTCATTTTGTTTTCTGTTATCATTGGAATCTTTATATTTTTCCAAAAAGTGAATTCTACAATTTCTACAATGAGTAACGTATCCGTGTTCGGTGTTTAAACTCATTTCAAAATCACTTGATGGTTTATATCCTTTTTCTTCAGAGCACCAAACCAATTCATTATCATTGTCATCATAAATGACATATTGTATTTTTTTATAATTACCCATATTAAAACTTTAAATTATGACGCTGGTTGAATTGAATATGAACGGGTGGATGTTCTGCTCCAAACTTATATCCAAGTTGTTCCAGTATCATCTGTGTCCCCTCAAAGTCCTCATCACGTATGGGGTTTAACTTTAGATAATCCATTTCACCATCATCATCTAATTCTTTTTTGGTATAATGACTTTTACACTTTGTATCAATTCCAAATGCTGTTCTTTTTGATTTATAAAACAAATCTTCACGCAGGTATGTTCCACAGATACGACAGAAATAATATATTCCGTCCTCTCTCCACATACGGCGTCTTAGGTTGTGGTTGATTTTCTCTTGCCCCATATACATAAGTATAATAAAAATCTATAAAAAATAAAAAATAATTCATATAATAGTTTTGTTTTTCAATTTTATTTAATATACTTATATCATATCAGTTGAGATGCTGATATTCACTTGTAGGTAATTCAAGGACTTATAACCCTACAACATCAAGATTCAACTTGATAAGTGATAATATCCCGACCTTATATTACTTTTATAGTATGGGGGCCTGGGGGACTTATCACCTTCATAATCTTCAACAAATATAATATATTAGATAATATGATTACTGGTAATACAATAATAGATATTACGATACTGGAACCAGATAATGATAATAAAGTTTATACTGGTAAAGAAATATAAACTAATTGACTTATCTAATATTATATCGTATATTTAATATAATATCTTAAAATAAGTCCCATTAATTTAAAGTATTAAAGACCCTTAATTATTCAATTAGTTAGGGGTTTTTTCTTTTATATCAGTGTTCTTTTTGATAATTATTGTTTATATTTATGTAGAACAATATGATTAACATAGATAGAATAACAAATGACTTCTTTAATAAAACTCCAAAGGAACAATTACTTATTGAAAGAATATTCTTTTTTGATTGTATGAAAATCATACAAGAAAATGAAATATCAATTTTAGATTGTGAGATTAATATGGAACAAATAATCAACACCGCCGCAAGTAATGAAGATTATGAGGTTAGTGAATTATTCAAAAGGGTTAATAATAAATTAAAAGAAATAAATTACGGATATAAGTTATGAAAATAATAAGACAAGGAAAAGAATATAGTTATGATTACAAAACAATATTCATACACGGACATCATCATAGAGCACTAATGGAACTTTCAAAGCAAAAGAAGGTATCAGCAGGGGAAATGATAATGAAACTAATAAACCACTATAAAAAAGATAACAAATAAAATGGGATGTAATTGTAAAGGTGCTAAGACACAAAAACTGAATAATCTTAATTCACAAGACCATCTTAACTATGTTGATGATGTGTTTAAAACAATCATCAACGTAAAACAACAAGATGATTTTAATGACTTAGATTGGATTGAAATATACCAAGCATATCAACAAGTGTATCCCAACGCTTCGGTTCAACCAGCAAAGGATAAAGTGATAAATGAACTACTTACAGCATTAACATTTAGGAAGTCAAACATTAACAAATCAAAAAAATAAAATGGAACAAGAAAATAAAAAACAATCTGGACCAGGTCGTCCAAGATTGGAATATACAATGAATCCCGAGTGGTATAAAATCATTATTGAGGCAGGACAAAGTGGAAAACATATTACACATTTCTTAAAAGAATTGGGAATAAGTTGGGATGGACACCACGCTTTATTGAAAAGAAATATGAAATATTCCGAAGCGTTTAACGAATATCAAAAGTTATGTGAGGATTTTTGGTTTAATATGGCACATAATTCAATGATAGAAAATGAAGGGGCTGGTTTTAATACAAGATTATGGCAGGTGATAATGACAAATAAGTTCAAACAGAATTGGAAATCTGAAAAACATATTGATGTAACGACACAAGGGGAAAAGTTGGATTCATCAAAGACACCAATACAAATTGAAATAATAAGAAAAGAATTGGGAACTGATAATGATATTAACGGGTGATTGTTTTGAGTTAATAAAGACATTGGATGATAATAGTGTGGA